TTACTACCTATTGGATTTACACCAAGTTTTGAAGGTGATGGATTTATTAAAACTGAATATCCATTAAATAATGTAAATTATGTAAATAGAACAAATGAAGGATTTACAGAAATACTTAATTTGTCAAGTGGCGACAATTTTAGTAATTTAAGGTATTCAATTAAAAGAAATATGAAGTATTGGAGCAGTTATTTAAAAACTGCATCAAAATACAAACCAAGTGGAATAATACAAAATACATTCTTTAAAAATAACGGTTTACTTTCAACAAAATACGGATCAGAAACGGTTGCAACTGTTGAGGGTGGCAATATTAATGTAACTGATTTAAGTGATGCTATTTTATCACCGATGTATTATAAAACAAAAGTTGTTGCAGAATTTGAAACGGTTAAAACTTTACTCGATAATTTAGCCACTCAAAAAGGATTTATAAGAGTTGTTGACACAAATAACAGGGTTTTAAAAATACATCCTACTAAATTAGATTATGAATGGGTAACTAATTTATTAACAATTGAGGGTGAGCAAAGAAATGAAAGCGACTTTGTAACTATTGACACTTTAGGAACTGAATTAGTAACGATTAACGAAGTAGGCTATAATAATATCATATTAAAAAGAAAGTGGTTTAAAATTGATGGTTTTTTTGTAACTTTGTATGATTTCAATAACATACCATTAATAAATCCTACAAGGTTTAATAAAATTAAAGTTAATGGAATTATTTATACAAATGTAGTAACCTTATCAGACGCTTTAAATGGATTATAGTTTTATAAAATTATCGAAAATAGAGGACAATGAGAATCCTAAAATTTCGCAAATAAACTATTCTGATTGCGTTCAATTACTACCTTCAGAAAGTTACTTACAAATTACTAATAACATTGACGGTATTGCGTTTGATACCGACTTTGCCGTCTTTGTTGTTAATTGTCAAAATGACACTTTAGCGGACATAACGACAAATGTATCAATATTTGAATTTACAGACATTAAAGGGGTTCAACAAATAGCTTTTGAATTAAATTTTCTTACTATTGATTTTGGATTTCAACCTGTAAAACTAAAATTTGTTAAGACTACTGGATCAGATATTTGGTATTCAAATGAAATATTAATAACTGAAGAAGCCGAAGAACAAACAACACGCTTTGACTATAAAGCAAACGGATATTTTCACGGCATTTCTTATGATGTTTTAGACTTTTATCAATCAATCCGTTTAAGATGTTTTTTTGACCGTTTAGATAATGAAACGGAAGTAAAAGACTACTATCAGATAAGCAAAGGTAATACAATCAGTACAAGGGCTTTATTTAAAGAATTAAGCCAATATAAATTTGTAAATATAAATCCTTTTGTATTTAGAAGGATTAATATATTATTGATTCACGATATTATTTATATTGATGGATTAAGAATGACCAATAAAACAAATGTAAAAGGGTCGGAACGCTTAGGCTATTCTAATTTATCAGAAGGGGAATTTTCTGCATACATAAACAACAGCGACCTTTTTACTTTTGATTATCAAATTTATCAAAGCATAAAAATAACTGCAATTAATCCAGTTGGACAAATTAGTATTTTTGAATTTGTGCCAGAAATAAAATTATTTGTAAATACAGAAGTTACAAGAATTGTTATTCCTGAAAAAATAAAAGTTAAAAACAGTTTAGGAATTGTTATACATGAATACAATAGCGGCGATATTTCATTTGATGGTGATTATTTTATTACACCTATGAATTTATTTATTGCAAGCGTTGGAAGTTATACAATTGAAATTCCAGCAGGTTTATTTTCAATTGGTGTTGAAACTTCAAAAGCGTATAGTTTTAGCTTTAATATTGTTTCAGGGGATTATGATAGTTCAGATTATTCAACAGATTATTTAATATAAAATTATGACACAAGCAGAATTAACGGACCTTATTAATGATAACATTAGAAATAAGACTCCCAAAGTAGTAAAAGTAGAACACGCAGATGTAGAACAAGAAATTACAGATACTTTGTTTGATAATGTTGCAACTTTAAACGGTTTAATAACAACTTTAAATACAACAATTAGCAACATACAGGCTGTTTTACCATTAAATAGCGGTATGGTAGTAGGTGTTAATCCAAATGCTGGAACAGTTGGCGACAGTAGCACAGTTGACGGTAATATAGTAACTTGTATTTTAAACACAGTTGGTGGATCAGGAAATACATATACAGTTACTTTGTCAAATGCAATGCCGTCAATTAATTACAGCGTATTTTTTGCGTGTGAGTCAACAAGTGGAAATATATTAAATGATAACAATATTGGTAATATAGTTTTTAAACCATTAACAACTACAACATTCCAGTTTTCAGTTACTGAATTAGCAGCAACTGGTTTGCTTATTAATTTGCATTTAAAAGTTTATAACAATACACCTTACTAAATATGGCTACATTAGAAATACGCAAAAAAAGCCTTAAAACTTGGTTACACGTTCCAAGTGATGCAAGTGATTTTATTTTATCTAAATTCTATTGCAAAACAGACGCTTCAACCTTCAAAATAGTTGAAGAAAGTGGAAGCAATAGAAGGGAATATTCATATACTGACATAACAGTTTATGATGATACCGATATAGGAACGCCAGAAACATTTGCGAGCGCACAAGCTTTGATGTTAAGACTGGAAGTTCTGAAATACACGGGTTTTAATAGGGATGGGGACATCCCAACATCGTACATTGAAAGTGTTGTTGCAGGTACAAATGTAACAATTGATAATACAGACCCATTAAATCCAATCGTTTCAAGTACAAGTGGAGGCGGTTCTTCTGTAAGTTACTATATTAATGGTGGTACAAGTCAGGGAACTATTGGGGGTAATGCTTATTTGGAATTAAGTAATACTGCTGTGATAGGTACGGGAGTTGACTTCACTATTGCTACAAACGGATATATTGCAAATTTTATAACAGACGTTGCCGACCCTTCCTTACTAAAAATACCCGTCGGTAATTGGAATTTAGAATACTATTTTAGTTCAAGTAGTGCTGGCGGTAGTCCTTCATTTTATACTGAATTATATAAATACGATGGGACTACTTTTACTTTAATCGCATCCAATTCAGTAGTTCCAAAAGGAATAACAAACGGAACCGCTATCGAGCCTTATTTTTCATCTTTGGCAGTTCCTGAAACTGTATTAGCATTAACCGACAGATTAGCTATAAGAATTTATGTAAATAATAGTAGCAAAACAATTAAACTACATACTCAGGATAGTCATTTAGGACAATTAATAACAACGTTTACAACGGGATTAGTAGCTTTGAATGGACTTACTGAACAAGTACAATCATTTGCAACGGGTATAGGTGGAACTGACTTCGCTATTAGTTCGGCAACAGATACTCATACCTTTAATTTACCAACTGCAAGCGCAACCAAAAGAGGTGCGTTAAGTTCAACAGATTGGAGTACATTTAATGCAAAAGCTGATATTACGCCAAGAGTTCAAACAGTTACAAGTTCGGCAACGGTTACGCCAACAAGTGCAAATGATTTAGTAGTTATTACGGCACAGGCAGCAGGTTTAACTATTGCAAATCCTACAGGAACAATGACAGAAGGTCAAGCGTTAATGATTAGGATTAAAGACAACGGAACGGCTCGAAGTATTGCTTTTGGCACAAATTATAGAGCGTTAGGGATAACTTTACCGACAACAACCGTAATAAGTAAAACAATGTATTTAGGTTGTATATGGAACGCAACCGATACAAAGTTTGATGTTGTTGGATTAAATCAAGAATCATAATGTATTATAGTTTAATAAGTTCGATGAAAAAGGCTGTTAGCGGTCCTATTGTTACAACAGGATTAGTAATGAATTTAGACGCAGGTAATTCCGCATCTTATCCTGGCAGCGGTACAACTTGGACAGATTTATCAGGTAATTCAAGAACAGGTACTTTAATTAATGGCGTTGGATATTCTTCAGCTAATAATGGGTATTTGACTTTTAATGGCTCAAATCAACACGTTGCAGTTAGTAATATTATTAGTTTTTTAAGTGCGAAAACGAATTTCTCTTTTGATATATGGTTTAAATTAAATAACCCAACATTAAATAATAGTATTTTTTCATTTGGTGTGGGTGGTAATTTTACGAATGATATTTTAATTGCTGTTTACGGTTCGGTAATACTTGCTCAAGTTAATAACGGGGTGGATGGCTCTGCATATACATCATTTTCATCAACTGCTTGGACTAATATACAAGTTGTTTTTGATGGTACTTTAACGGGTAACTCAAATAGATTGAAAATGTATATAAATGGAGTTTTACAAACCTTAACTATTAGTTACACAGTGCCAAGCATCTCGGCTACTTCAACAGGTACGTCAAGTATTGGGGCTTATACTTCTAATTACAACGGAAATCGTTTAAATGGAAATATAGCAGTAACAAGAGGATATAATACTTCATTAACAAGTACGGAAGTCACTCAAAATTTTAACGCAATACGGTCAAGATATGGATTATAAAGTTTGTTTAATTACAGAAAGTCAAAGATTAATTTTAATTAATTCAGAAAATGAATATATTAAATTTGAACCAATTACAGATATTGATAATAATTATTTTATTTCTGAGGATGAATACTATTTAATAAGTGGTTTATGGTATTTGGATGAGTGTCCTTCTGAATTAACATTTATCAAAGATTTGAATTTAACTATATATAAACCAAAACCAGATATAAATTTCAATGTTTAAATTTTGCATAATGACAATACCAATTAAAAGAATAGAACCGATTACATTTATAGGAATTGCTTTGGCGTTTATCGCTCCAATATATCCGTTAATGGCAACCGTTATAACTTTTATTTTAGCTGATGCTTTATTAGAAGTAATTAACTCATTTAAAAACCATCAATTTTGTCCTACTTTTGTCAAAAGATTAGTATTAAAATTCCTATCTTATAATATTTGTTTAATAATTATTTACGTTTTAGAGGTCAATTTATTAGGCGAATTTGTTAAAATGATAATAGGAGTACCTTTATTAATTACAAAGGTTATTAGTGTTGGTTTAATATGGTTAGAATTAAACTCAATAGACGAAAACTTTTATAAAATTACAGGTAAAAGATTCGTTACGGAGTTTAAAAAAATGATTATATTTGGTAAGAAATTTAAAAACGAAATAGAAAATGGACAAAATAACGCTTGAAAGAATACAAAAGGCGCATCCTAAAATTAGAGAGGAATTAAGCGTATATTATAGAGAATGTAACAACTTACTTCCTAAACACGTTAGGCTTCGTTTTAGTCACGTTTTTAGAAGTCCACAAGAGCAACATGCACTTTATTTACAAAAACCAAAAGTAACAAATGCCGATTCGTGGCAATCAATCCATAATTACGGATTAGCTTTTGATATTGTTTTATTATATGACAAAAATTGTGATGGAACTTTTGAAACTGCAAGTTGGACTATTGATGAGCATTGGGATAGAGTAGTAAGTTATTTTAAAAGCAAAGGTTATGAGTGGGGCGGAGATTTTAAGTCGTTTAAAGATAAACCACACTTTGAGAAAAACTTTGGTTTTGATTGGAAAACATTAAAAAGTAGATTTGACAAAGGAATAATTATAAATGATAACGGAATTACATACCCTAAAATTTAATAAAACAATGGAAAAAGAATTGATTAAAGTAGCATTAAAAGAAGTAGCTACAAAGTACAGCGAAAGTCCTGCAACTACCAACGCTGGCAGATGGTTGAGGTTAATTGTTAAGTATTTGCCGACTGATTTAATTGTTAAGGCATTTGCACATAAATTGAGTAGGTAATTTAAACGGGATTAGGGTGTCTCCTGGTCGAAACTAAAACCGATTATTAATTTAATCGGTTTTTTTTATGCCTTTTATTTTAGTAATTGAAATTTATTACTATATTTGCATTTATAATCATAAAAACAAAATGCTATGAATAAAAAACTAAAAGAACTATTTCTTAAATCAGGCTTAACAAAAGCCGAGTTTTCCAGAAAGTGCGGAATTAAAAAACAGAACCTTAATCCGTATTTAACCGACCTATACGAGATGAAATTATCAACTTTTGAAAAAATAAAAAAGAATTATTTGCGTAATTAAAAATTATTACTATCTTTGTCAAACAAAAACAAAACAACTATGAAAAATTTCTTTTTAAAATTAGACTACCAAATTAGATTTGCTTATATTTTAGCAATCATTTTTATCTTAAACTTTATTTTTAGAGCATAATGGAAAACAAAGAAAAATTTAACGAATGGATGCAAAAGATTAAAAATATTTATTTTGCTGATAATGAACAAATGACTAACGCTTACACTAAAATCAATTAATATGAATAGTTACGATGCTTGGAAAGATGGCAGGTTTAATCCTGAATCACCAATAAATAGAATAGAGTTTGAAACATCACCAATTTGGACTAATTTAACAGAAGCCTATGAAAGTGGACATACAGAAGTATTTGCAAAGTTACAAGCTGAAATAATTAATGAATTGGATATACTATTAGAGATAGCAAAATAAAACGCATCAGACACAAAAAGTAGAATTGAGGATTTAATAAATAAATGTAAATAAGATGGGAGCAAATTCAGAAACATTTTTGGAA